GCCACCATATTTGTGCCACGGGTTTTGAATTCCTTTATGAAATGGTCCATAAGGCATGAATCCGTATGGTACCTCTTCACTTGCGTTGTAATTGAATTGAGTATGATATCCTCCTGTTTTTATTGAAACATATTGCCATGCCATTCTCCAGCATTCCGCATCACCGCCGAAATTAAAATATATCTCACAATTTTCTGCAAAATGTAGTATCAGCGATAACTGTTGCCATACCATTGGCTTATTAACAAGAAACTGTCCGCTTTCAAATGGTTCACCGTCATTTGGCGCAACATCAAACACCTGCCACATCGCGCTGTTATCACAATATTGATTGGCACGGTCAACACTATACACATCTCTCCAGAATAGACTACCTTTATTTTTATATTCCGAGTCTTCAAACAGATCTAGACAATTTCTTATAGGAAAATTATCACCGTCTATCCAAAGATTTTCAGTATATGCACTTTCTATAATAGCATGAACTTTTGTGCTCCAACCTTTTACGTTGCCCCAACGATCAGTATAATCTTTGGGATTAGCATCGATTTTTTTTAACTCAATATGCCCGGGCCAAACATTTGCTAACTCTTTTATTTCGTTTTGGTCTAGTTCCCCGTCTCTATAAAATACTTCAATTGGTATATTAAAATCAAGACGGTTTAACTCTTTTAACAAAATAAACATGCCTGGTATTTCAGATCTATAACAACTTGTTACAATACTGCGCCCTGCTTGATATTGTGGTATCGGCATCGGATTATTTAATACAAATTGCTTTGCTTGATTTATTTTATCTAAATTTACTTCCATTTTATCCGTATCTCTTTTCTATTATTGGTTTCCAATTTGGAATTCTGTCCCATTGATGTAATATAGCATGTGGCGTTCCACTACTAGTGTTGACCAAATTGCCGTCCCAAATTGGTTCTGGTTCTAAAAGTTTTGATCTAAATGTTGAAATCTTCTGTGGGTCCACAGTAGTGCCGGCCTGACACGCCCATCCACTTTCGCTATAAGCTTTGAGTGTTACATTTGACCATGCCTTGGTATTCAGCAGCAAATTATACGCTGCTTGATCTGGGTTATGTCTGCCACCTGCTTTACATGTAAGATAGATATTGAGCCACAGATCTTTTAATACATCTGGTCTACCTGCTTGCACTCCACAATTCCATATCGGTTTATCTTTGGTTTGATCCCAAATCATTGGATAACTGCCTTGCATGTTATCTGCTCCCCATGGTTCATCTCGATATAAAAGGCTTTCACAACTGGCAACGATATCGTTGTTGCCAATGTTTTGCTCAAGCCATTTACTTGGATTTGTTTGGAATACTACATCTTTTACATCAGTTGATATCACGTATCGATAAGAATTAACAGGTAACTGGTTTAGATAATACCAAAGATGATAAAATCTCTGCACAACTATGATTAAATCTTTTGACCATATATAATTACCAGTAACAGGATCTCGGTTGAATGCCCATACATTAAACCCATTATCAATTAACCGTTGCACTGTGTTGTAATCGCTATTATAGACTATCATGACCTTGTCGCCGGTAAACCCACAGCGATCAATACTGTTTGCCCAGAATTTTATTTGATCCCAGTTATAATTGGTATACGCCCCGATGATGAGGTCTTTCGTAGATAATTGATCCATTACAGATCAATTATAACAGGCGGAAATCACTTATCGCAAGTTATATTGAGATATTGTGCGACGTGTGTATCACACATCAAATTAAAAATTTGTTTTTTATTATTAGATTTTAGTAATCCTGCTAGTAATAATTTTGTACGATCTTCGTTTTTGATTTGTGTGATTTTTTTAGCATTTTTTTCAATTAATTCTCGATCTTTTACTAGCCATTTTGGATTATCAAAATATGCCAACGCTTTGAACCAACGAAGAATTGTTAATGGATCTGTATTAATTTTTTCCTGTGCATCTGGACAGTATTTTACTCTGCTGTCAGTAAGATCATGCTGACCGTTCTGGTAATCATATAAATTTCCATCTAAATCCACACTCATACTATTGATTGTCAAATCTCTATTCAGGCTATCTATTTTCCAACTATCTGGTCTAGAAATATTGACTCGGTTGTTTTTGATTTTCATTTTATATGTGATGCTGGTTACGTCTATTTTATCATCACCAAATACTGCTTTTACAGTTCCGTGTTGTATACCACCCGCATCATATTCTATACCTTCTAAATCAAATATAAAGATAAGTTCGGCGGGTTCGGCATCTGTTGCAAAATCTATATCGCGCGGCGGGGTACCTAATAAGAAATCTCTAACTGCGCCGCCAACTATTCGTAAATCAAATCCATATTTTCTTATGATTTTGATTACTGTGTTAATATCTGGCGTGAATACTTTAGAAAACGTATCCATGTCAACTGAATTTTCAATTTCAAAGAGGTTTGATATCATAATGCTATAGTCCAATACCCTGGAAAATATTCTTGATGTATCAGCGGTTCCCAATAATCACTTGACCATTTATACATTTTATTAGAATTACTATTAATTATATATTGTGTAGTATTCAAATTAGCCATTGAGTTCCAATAAACAATCCATTCACTCCCGTCATATGTAATTATATCGTTTGTTGTTCCTCTTGAATAAAAATTGACACCGGCAAATGTATTATTGGTGACAGTGATATTGCTATCAAATACATTATTCGAGTTTACTATCTCAACAGTAGTCCCGTCTATATTTAATACGATGGCGTTAGACGGTATACCGGGAGTATTACTAGTTAATAATTGTCCTGATTCTATAAATCCATTATATCCACTCAATTGTATATTGGTGGTATTTTCTTTCCATATTGCGGGTTGAGTCGTAACTGGTGTAGACGTTGATATAGAAATATTTCCCCAAGATGCACTATTCATCGGTAGATTTTCTGTAAGAAGATAATATTGTCCCGCCATTGCAATAGGAAGATTTACACCTGGACCACTGACTGTTGGGTCTACTATCGCGTTGATAGATGGCAATGTTACATTTGGAAAGCTTTGCTCATCGAATGTCCAGTATAATAGATTTTGATCGGTTTGATCAAAATCTATCCATCCTACAAGATCGCTACTAGTTTGAGTCAGATCATCAATAGTTTTAAGGCGTATTTGGCTTGCATTTACACCATACTGATTATATGGTTTTACTGTCCCATATAATAACAATAGTCTCCACCATGCAAGATTTCCACCGGGATATGTGGTTGCTTGCAAGCCCAGGGCGGCTAGGCTACCGGGAACAATATCGGTAAACGTATTATCACCACCAGACGTATTAATGAATTGCATAGATGTTTGGTTATAAATGACACAATTTAATTTAGTTCCTATTATACAACTTCTGATATCTGAGATTGCTTCAGTGATTTCAGTATGTGATATTGTAATTTGTATACCATTCCATAAAAATACCATACCTAAGAAAAAGTTAGGATATTCTGCTGCAAATGTTACTGTAGGGGACAATTCCGGATCAGTCGGTGAACCATTACTATTACATAAGCTTAGACTATATGTAGTAGAATTAACCTGTGCTATACGAATAATTGCATCTTTTGGTGTGGTAATTGTACGAGCGAGAAGTTCATATTCATTCCATTCCATTGCATTATGGTTTTTATGTCCTTCTACAATATTTGTTATTATTTCATTAATGATATTTTGCCGTTTTACTTTTGCGGGTGGATTTATCCATATAGGCAATTTAAATGTTAAAGTAGCAACATCTATTGGATTCTCAGTTCCAATGGGTATTGTTCTTGAATTCCAATTGATGTTCTCCAGCATTTCTATATATGTTAGAGATGTCCAATCTACTGGATTATTAGAAGTTTGAAGATTTATTGCCGGGTTATATAGTACTAATATTTGTTCTATAAGTTGCTCTTTTATGTCTTCATTATTAGTCCAAATGTCAACCAGCATAGTGACATCATATGGTACTGGCATATGTCTCTCAATAGTAAATCTATTCCCCGGGTCATTTGTATATTTTTGTGTTTGTTCATCATATTTTCGTTCAATAATTTGTGCAGAACTGGTAAAATAAGGGTCCTGTCTCCTGGTTGGTGACATTGCTAATCCGTTTATATAACATGTAATAAATGGGACAGTGAGAACTTTATTTTCCGAATTGCCTCGGACAATTGTAGCTGCCACACGAGTCGGGTCACCGTATCTACAAGGAACTTTTAACAATTCTTCTGTATTATTTGGTCCTCCTCGACCGGTTTTAACAGAAAATCCACAAAAAGCTCTTATAAATTGCAGTCTATATTGTCTTAGCTGCCCTGAAAACCAATATTGCATAAATTATCCCTTTATGCTATATTTATTACTTCGCTGCGTAAGTCGGTTGTGTCTTCCGATCAACAGTAGTTCGCTGTGTGGTATCATCTGCTGCCGCACATTAATACCTCAAATGATCTCAGCAGAGCGTTTCACATGGTTAAAATTTGTAATGCACGTTGATAGCGGTCCATCCTCTGTGTAAGTCCATTTGTTCCGCCGTTAATTCTCTTTGTTATAGTAAGAATATCTTTATTATCGGCACAAGTATTAAGTTCTCTACTATTCCAATACCAACATGCACTTCTTATTGCGCCATCCTGTTCAGTAAGTAGTTCCGGTGTATCTATTAAACGTGTATCACCGTAGAGCGCATTTGAACACATAGTATAATTTTCTTTTCCTGTTATCTGTATAAGTCCTCTGCCATGATATTTCCATCCTTCTTGTGTGGGTTCTGCGCCATTACCCATCCTCCCTCCATATACCCTGCTGGCTATTTTTATAGGTTGTCTAGCATAGGCTAGTGCCAACTCGTCTGTTGGAAAATATTTTGGAAAAGTGTTGCGCAATCCTTTAGCACTATAATTCAAGTTTTCATCTATTTCTGCCAGATCTCCGCTTTCGTGTCCCATTTGTGCGAGC